ATGATTCAGTGTAAACGGGTGTATGACCCGCAGGAAAGCAGCGACGGCTATCGGGTGCTGGTCGACCGTCTCTGGCCGCGGGGGATTAAAAAAGAGGCGCTGGCCTGTGATGAGTGGTGTAAGGAGTTAACGCCTTCCGCTGAGCTGCGCAAAGCCTTTCACGGCGAGGCGATCGATTTCGCCCACTTCAGCCAGCGCTATCGTCAGGAGCTCGACGCCCATCGCGAAACGGGCCTGCGGCTGGCGGCGCTGGCGCAACGCCAGCCGCTGACGCTGCTGTACGCTGCGAAGAACACCGAGCAGAATCATGCCCGGGTGTTGGCCGCCTGGCTGGCGGCCCTGCCGGTTACGATTTAGCCGGATGATCCCGGCGCCACAGCGCCCACTCGTCGAGGGTTTCGCCGCTGGGTAGTTTGCACTGGGTGCTGACGCCCTGCGGCGTTTGCACCGGCACCCGGGTGCCGCCGGATTGCTGACAGTATACCGCCGCGGGGTTGGGCATGCCGATGGTTTTCGTCGGCGCAGTGGGCTGCGGCTGGGCACAGCCGGCTAATACCAGTGGCAGAATAGCCAGTAGCTTTTTCATTGTTCCTCCCTTTCCTGAATGCCCGGGGATTTTAGCCTGAATCTCCACGTTTTCTCCATCTTGCCTGCACTTTTCCCCCGTAGAGTAGCCCTGTTCTCGAACTGACCAGAGAACAGATCATTCCATAATCAATGAGTTTTTCCCCGTCGCCCCCGACGGGGCTTTTTTTTGGGATTTAATAAATTGAAATAAAAGGATTTATTTCAAAAGTGTCCACATATCGACCACATTGACAAGAATAGCCCCCTTTCCAGGGGGCTATTTTTATACTGCAAGACTAAGTTGACTGTTACCGTAATGAGAAGCCGGGAAAGCGTCGCCGGGGATGAATCCTGGCGGCAATGGATCTGCGCTGGTTGAGCGCTTCGTTACTCTGCGCTCTACGGTGTTAAGTGTCGTGAATGACTCACTGCATTCAAGATTCTGGCATTGATGATATTGCCGGATGGTGAACTCGCTTAACCTGCGGCTGGTGCGGGTACGGGCGTTTGCGCCGCAGTAGGGACAAACAAACATGATGATCTCCCATAGGGAGTTGAACTCACGCCTATTATGGCCGCTATTGTTCAGTTTCCGCAATCCAGTCGCTTATTTTCGCCTCAAGCTCCATTTTCGTGGTAAATCCGTTATCACCGATCACATGTTCCGCTCTGGCAATGATCCAATCCTGAGAATCGATTTCAGGCTTAAAGCCCGATACGTTCAGATGCATACCAGGGTATAAATCGGCGCGTCCGCGCGCCAGGGTTATCGAAAACTGTGCTGCGCCTTTCTGGAGCTGTATCCATTTTGCCGCAGCTGCGCGCCTGGCCGCCGTTTCGTTCTGATAGGTTTTACGCAAAACATACACGTTACCTTCAGCGCCCTCCATGTAATCCCCTTCCGGGCGGCTGCTTTTCTCCTCAGCCTTTTTCCTGGCAGTATTTGTTTTGCGCTTAGTGACCTTGACCGGTTTTTTCTTGCCGAAATTAAGATCCAGCCAGTACGCCCGCACACCAGTGTAAGCATCACGATCGGCAATGCGGAACCTGTGACGATCTCCGCTGGCACGGGTTATCTCAGCCGATGGCAGCGCCCTACCGGATGCACTGACGCCGCCCCCAGGCAGGATAAACAGCAGACAGCCATTTTTCACGGTGGCAATGGCCCCCAACATCTCCGCCATGCGCGTTAAAAACGACATATCGCTCTCTTCGGTCTGATCCGCATGGTCGATCTCAATGTCGATCAGGGCCTCGCTAATCATCGGCTTCAGGTCATAACGCCGGGCTATGGCCGATACCACCCGCTCTACCGTCACATCATGCCAGGACACCTCCCGCCTGACGTTCATCTCTTCGCGAAAATCAGCGCTGTGCGCGGTGATGTCGATTACATCCGGCGGCCCGCTATGCCCCACCTCGTCAACGGTGTAGAGACCTTTGTAGATCAACGCCTCACCCAGCCAGCCGATGGACACCGCCAGCTCCGCACCGCGTGGGGGTAAATCCGTTACTCCGTCAGAGTCATCTACTGACAGAGTTAGCTGATCAGCATCAAAACCGTTGTTATCTGTCACAGATAGCGAGGTGATGCGGTCGGCCAGTTCGGTTAGGGCTACACCACCCAACGTAATACTAAAATCTGGCGTCTTTACGACCTCACTTAATTTTTCTACATACGCTTCGGCTGCTGTTGTCAGCGTGTCTGCTATCGACATAACTCCCCCGTTTTTTGCTGATGATTCCATGCCCGCGCGCGGGGCTGAATCCCTTTTTGTTGTCAGCGAACGGGCAGACCGGCAACCAGGCGACGCCAGCAGACTTAACGTTGAATATTGCCCTGAACTCAAAGAGCAACATGATGGTGAACTTATGTCTGAAACTCGTTTTCACGGCGTCCGCTCTCGCGAAAATACCGACCTACAGCAGGCAATCAATGACATTGATTCCAGCGTGATTGGTATTGTTGCGGTTGCTGATGACGCCGATCCGGAAACCTTCCCGCTCAATACGCCGGTTCTGCTGACACGGGTACGTAACGTCCTCGGCAAGGCAGGTAAAACCGGGTCACTTTACAAAGCCCTCAAAGCCATTTCCGATCAGTGCAGCCCGCGCGTTGTGATTGTCCGGGTTAAAGAGGCTTCCGGTAACGGCGCCAGCCAGTCCCAGGCCGTTATTGGCGGAACAGATGGCGACAGCTATACGGGAATGTATGCCCTGCTGACGGCGGAAGCCAAAACCGGCTATCGTCCGCGCATCCTGGCGGTACCGGACTACGACACCGAGGAGGTAACGTCACAGCTTTGCGTGATTGCCCAGAATCTTCGGGCTTTTGTTTATGCCGGTTGTAACGGCTGCGCGACCATGGCGGAGGCTATTGCTTATCGCAAAACCTTCGCTTACCGCGAGCTGATGCTGATCTGGCCGGACTTCATCGCTTACAACCCCCTGACGGATGATAACGAAACGTTTCCTGCCCCGGCTTACGCCTGCGGCCTGCGCGCCGCTATCGATAACAGCCAGGGCTGGCACAAATCGCTGTCGAATGTTGTGGTGAATAACGTTCTCGGTATTTCGAAGGATGTTTTCTGGGCATTGCAGGCAGAAGACAGCGACGCCAACGAGCTTAACAACAACGAAATCACGACGCTTATCAAGCGTGACGGTTTCCGCTTCTGGGGTAACCGCACCACGGACACCGAAACCTACACTTTCGAGGTGTTCACCCGTACCGCGCAGATCCTGGCGGACAGTATCGCGGAGGCGCAATTTACCTCTGTTGATAGCCCGCTCACTCCGGCCAACGTGAAAGATGTGGTAAGCGGCATCCGCTCTGCTCTCAGCAAAAAAGTCACTGCCGGTCAGCTTATCGGCGCTGACTGCTGGTATGACACGCTGGACAACGGCACCACGGATTTGCGCCAGGGAAAACTGATTGTGCGCTATAGCTACAGCCCGGTCCCACCACTTGAAGATCTGACGCTATACCAGACCTTTACTGATGATTTTTACGAACCGGCGTTCGCGTCGCTCGGGGGTGAATAATGGCTATTCCTCACAAACTGCGGCTTTTTAGCTGCTTTGTTAACGGCGACAACTATCTGGGAAAAGTGACCTCTTTCACTCGCCCCAAACTGTCACGAAAGGTAGAGGACTATCAGGGCGGTGGCATGCTGGGTGCGGTCGGTGTTGATCTCGGCCTTGAGGCTGGCGCGCTGGATTCCACCATTGTTTTTGGCGGCGTCATTAAGTCTCTGTTTCTCGAATACGGAGCAGAAATTGACGGCACGCGGCTGCGCTTTGCGGGTGAATATTTCACTGATGGCGAAAGCCAGCTTGTCGAGGTGGAGCTGCGCGGGCGATTTACTGAACTCGACGGTGGAGACTCAAAACAGGGAGAAGACACGGAGGAAAGCTACACCTTTAAATCCACCTACTACAAATTCTCCATTGATGATCAGCCCATTATCGAAATCGATCTGCTGAATTTCATCTACAAAAAGAACGGTCAGAACATGTTCCCGGACCGCATCACCTCCGCCCTTGGTATGGGCAATTGATAACCTTTCATAGGGTGGCAAAGATGCCGCCCGGAGATTTTAAACATGGCTAAAAAAACTAAAAACCTGTTCACACTGATGCAGCCGGTAGTTCGTAAAGACATTGAGATCGGTCAGGTGGAAATCACCGGCGCCATCAGTCAGGCCGGATCGTTGCGCGGCCTGAATCTTATCCGCGTTGCCAATATGGATGCAGACTCAATTGCCACGCTGTTGACGCGAGTCACCGCACCTGCGCTGACACAAAAAGAAATCAACGAAATGCACACTCTGGACTTTATCGGCCTGGCAGAGCTTCTGGTCCCTTTCTTGAATCCGCCGGAGCCTGGAGCGTCGAACGTGGCGGAGACGGAGAGCGAGTAATCACCGTTGCGTTTGACCAGATAGACGATCTGGTTGCTGATATTGCCGTTATTTTTAACTGGCCGCCCTCTGAAGTTTTCGGCATGGATCTTGGCGAGGTGATAGCCTGGCGCAAGCGGGCGGCGCTTCGAAGTGGTGCCAGTGATGAAGAGTCTTGATATACGCGTTGCTTTCAGCACGATCGACAGATTTACCCGCCCCGTTAATGCTGCCCGCCAGAGTGCGGGCGGCCTTTCCGACTCCCTCAGAAAAACACAATCCGCCCTGAAAGGACTCGATAAGAGCAGTGCCACTTTTCAGCGAATGACCGCAGCCGTCGGCAAAACCGACCGTTCCATCTCACGTGCCCGTGCCCGCTTTGATGGCTTGTCAGAAGCGCAACGTAAAAACGGGACGCTGACGGAAAAACAGCAAATACTGATGTCGCGACTGGGTGAGCGGCTTGATCGGTTGACCGCTAAACGCGTGACGGAAGTGGCCCGCCTTCGTGAGAGTGCATCAGCCCTGCGCCAGCATGGCGTCATGCTTTCCGGTAGTAGTGCCACCATCGGTAACGCGATACGCCGCACAGAACAATACAACCAATCCCTGGAACGGGAAAAACGGCAACTTGCGGCGGTCACTCAAGCTCATAAACGTTACGAGGGTGCGCAGCAGATGGCCGGGAAGTTGCGCTCTGGCGGTGCCATAGCATTAGGTACAGCAACCGCTGCCGGGTATGGCGCCGGACGCTTCCTGTCGCCTGCGGTTGGTTTTGATGAGGAAATGTCAAACGTCCAGGCGTTGACGCGGCTCGATAAAAGCGATTCGCAGCTGGCCGCCCTGCGTACTCAGGCAAAAAAACTCGGTGCTGAAACCGCCTTTACCACACGTGACGCCGCCAGCGGCCAGGCCTTTCTGGCAATGGCGGGCTTCACGCCAGAAGCTATCCGTGCCGCACTACCTGGCGTGCTCAATATGGCACTAGCGGGCAGTATGGAATTGGGTGAAACGGCAGACATCGGCTCAAACATTCTTTCTCAGTTTTCCCTCGATGCCGGAGAAATGGACCGCGTCAGCGATGTGCTGACAGGTACATTTACCCGTACCAATACCACGCTTAGCAGCCTCGGCGAGACAATGAAAGTTGTCGGGCCGGTAGCGGCGGGACTTGGGATTAGCCTGGAAGAAGCCGCAGCGATGACTGGCACGCTGGCGCGCGTGGGTATTCGCGGTAGCGAGGCCGGTACGGCAATGCGTCGCTCACTCTCCCGCCTGGCCTCCCCCACTACGGCAGCCAAAAAGGCGCTCAAAGAGCTGGGAGTGGAAACTGCCGACGCGAGCGGAAAGATGAGACGTCCGTTCGATATTCTTCTCGATCTACAAAAACGCGTTTCCCGCTTTGGCGAGGTGGATCAGGTTTCATTTTTCAAAGATATCGCCGGAGAAGAGGGTTTTACGAGCCTCCAGTCTTTGGTCAACGGCGCAGGTGATGGCTACCTCCAGTCACTCTATGAACAAATTGCAGAAGCACATAAAAATCAGGAGGCCTTCGCCGTCGCTAACAAGAAGAAAGACAACCTGGGCGGCGATTTGAAGGAGCTGGACAGCGCGTGGGAGGCGTTCCGCATTTCTGTGGCTGAGACAGTAGACGGCCCATTACGCAGGCTGACACAGGGGCTTAGCCGGGTTATTGGCACTATTCAAAGCTGGATAGAAGAAAACCCCAGACTTTCACGAACGTTGTTACTCGCCGGTGGTACTGCACTGGCATTAACCGCAGTAATTGGTGGTATGTCATTGGCTGCTGGTCTGCTGATAGGTCCGCTGGCGAAGCTCAGACTGGGGTTTGCGCTTCTGTCCGGCGGGAGAGGAATCGGAGGTACGGTATCAGCGTTCCGCATGTTGAGTGCTGCGGGCGGTAGCTCACTGGTAAAAATTAGCGGATGGGGTGCTTTACTCAGCGGCCTGGTCGGACGCCTCGGCGTATTAACCAGATTGATGGTACCACTGCGCGGTGCGTTACTTGGCGCCTTTACCTCTCCGGTGACTGCTATTGGCGCCCTGTCAAAAAGCATTGGCGGGCTGGCACTGCGGCTAACCGGGATCCCTGCTCTCTTCGGCATTGTGAAAGGCGGAATTGCGGCGCTGAGTGGCGGCTTATCAATGCTTTTGAGCCCAATCGGTTTAGTGGGTGCTGCGTTTGTAGCTGCGGGAGTACTGATCTGGAAATACTGGGGACCAATTAAGGCCTTCTTTAGCGGTTTTTTTACAGGCGTCATCCAGGGGTTAGCGCCAGTTTATAACGCATTTTCCCGGCTGGCGCCTGTTTTCAGGGTCATTGGGGATGGCGTCAAAAACGTCTGGAACTGGTTTAAAAAAGTATTAACGCCCGTTGAGGAGAGTCGCGAGGCGCTAAACAAATGCGCCAGCGCCGGGCAGACTTTTGGCGAAGCCCTGGGGACCGCACTTAGCGTTCTGCTTTGGCCGCTTCAGAAGTTAATGGAAGGCGTCGGCTGGTTACTGGAGAAGCTCGATCTCATCCCCGATGGCATTGAAAGAGCCAGGCTGGAAGCAGCCAGACTCAGGGCTATTCCGGTTATGTGGGAATGGGATGAAAAATCCGGACGCATGGTTAAAAGGGAGTGGCAATGGTCGTCTGAAAAGCCTGCAAGCAAAGGCAGCGCCCCGCCGCCCAATGTGCTCGGGGGCAACTCTGGAACAGAGCGGAGGCTGGGCCAAATCGCGGATAACACCAAAGGCCTTTTAGATGAGGAAAAGCGCAAACGTATCGGGCCGGGTGACATTGTATTTAAAAATCTCCCCCCAGCCTTTGCAGTGCGTGGTGAATGGCAGGAATCGAGGCTTGTCCGCCAGTCTGTCAGCGCTCGCCCGGTTATTGCCGCTGGCGAACCATTGATAAAACAGACGCAGGCATGGCAACCGGTACGCCGAAATCAAAGCACCCACACGGCGGCTATAGCTTCAGGTGGTAGTTTTCCCGGTGATATTCACGTCCATCTGCACGGCATTCAGAGCAGCAATCCGCGCGAACTGGCGCGACTTGTTGGCGAGGCTGTCCGCGCGGAAATTGATAAAAAGCAACGCGCTGCCCGGGGTTCGTTCCGGGATAACGATTAATTAGGAGTAATAACTATGATGATGGTATTCGGGCTCTTTGTATTTGAACTCAGGACACTGCCCTATCAGCAATTGCAGCTTTCCCGTAACTGGCGGCACGTTAAGAATGACCGTGTAGGCCGGAGCGCAAAATGGCAGTACGTTGGCGCCGGTGAGAACCAGCTGACGTTGGGTGGCCTGCTGTACCCTGAAATTACCGGCGGCAACCTGTCGCTGGGTGCCGTCTCGACGATGGCCTACGCCGGGCTAGCCTGGCCGCTGATCGATGGCGTCGGGTCCATTTATGGGATGTACGTCATCACGGGGTTGCAGGAAACGCATCAGGAGTTCGATCGCTATGGAAAAGCGAAAAAGATTGAGTTTACGCTTTCATTACAGAGAGTTGATGAAGATATCAGGGAAAAGCTGCAAAGTAGCTCTATCAGCGAGCTTATGGCGACACTAAAAGATGGCACGGGAATGGTATTAAGTTCTGATAGTTAAGACTTTTTAATTTACAAATTTGGGCAATGTACTGAAAAGTTAAGTAATGATAGGATGATAGTAGTTTTTTACACAGCAGAGAACGTAGATACATAGGATGACGATTGTATGGATAAGATAACTAGTTCACTTCTTGATACATTTTCCGAACAATATGAATTAACTCGTTTAGATAAAAGTGAAAGATTCGAGCATTTTTCTAATTTTGCAATAGTATCTAAACTAATTAGAAGCACCTTTGATTTAGAAGACATTCATACAGGAGCAGGTAATGATTGTGGTATTGATGGAATTATCATATCTATAAACGGAAAAATTATTGATTCTGTAGATAGCTTTAATGATTTCTTACCCAACTGCTCTTATATTGATGTTGACATCTTGTTTATTCAGTCAAAAACAACGTCATCTTTTGATGGTGCTCAAATTTTAAACTTTTGTCATGGTGTAAAAGATTTTTTAACCGACCCTTCTACTCTACCACAAAACCAAAAAGTCCAAGAGATAAAACAACTATGGAATGAGATTCTATTGCATTCTGATATGATGCATTCTCGCCTACCAATCATCAGATTGTATTATGTTTGCACTGGTGTTTGGGTCGATGACCCGCATTTAAAATCTCTGATCGATCAGTCAAAATTAGAAATACAAAAAATGGCTCTTTTTGATCGTGTTTTCTTCACGCCCTATGGCGCAATTGATATTCAGAGATTGTATCTTGATACAAAAAACAAACTTTCAACAACTATCAACTTTCCAAATAGAATAACTCTTCCTGATATAAATGGAATTAAAGAGTCTTTCTTTGGTGTTGTGCCGTTCCTAGAATACATTAAGTTAATTCAAGATGAAAATGGCACTATTTACAATATATTTTATGATAATGTTAGAGATTTCCAAGGTGAAAACAGAGTAAACACAAAAATCAAGACCACGCTAGAAGAAGGAAAATTTGATCTTTTTAGTGTTCTTAATAATGGCGTGACTGTGGTAACAAATTCTTTGACATCAGCAGGAAACAGATTCACATTACGTGATTACCAAATAGTTAATGGATGTCAAACAAGCAATGTATTACATAGTTGCCAAACCTTAGCAGGTATTGAAAGCGTAAATGTTCCTATCAAAATCATAGTTACTGATGATGATGATATTAAAACAGACATTACTTTAGCTACCAATAGCCAAACAGAAGTCAAACCTGAGCAACTTGAGGCTTTGAGTGTATTCCAAAAACAACTAGAACTTTATTACAATACAGAAAAATCTGTTTCCTTGTACTATGAAAGACGTTCACAACAATATAATTCTTTATCAATAAAGAAAACACAGATAGTTTCCATCGGAACTCAAATAAAATGCTATGCTTCTATGTTCTTATATTCCCCACATTTAGTAAGCGGTTACTATGGGACAATATTTAATCGTTTTAAAGACCAAATGTTCAATTTAACTCATAAATTACTGCCATATTACATATGCTCTTTAACATTATTTAGAATAGATCAGTTGTTTAGAAGTGAAAACCTAAGAAAGGATCACAAGAAGTATAAATACCTTGTATTAATGGTCGTCCGTATAATTGTAATGGACAAAAAACCATTGCCACCGAACAGCAACGAACTTGAACGAAAATGTGAAGAATTAAAAAAAATACTTATTAATGAAGCTTATAGCTCTTTACTGATAAGCACTGCAATTCATATCGTCATGACTTCGGGCATCGATATATCACGTGATAGATATAAGACCGAGACCGAGACCGAAATGGTTATAAAAAACGCAGAGAAATACATTTCTGTAAATGGGTTAATTTCAAAAGACGTTTTACATTTAGCCCTAAAACCATAATGACAGGGGCCTGATATTTGCAACCAGGCCCCTAGGATTTTCATCCACCCTATATTTAAAACGCCCTCCCATCAAGTATTAACACCTCTACCTCTATACCTAAACACCTCATTTCAATACAGACCAACAATATATTCAAGCTATACCCATCCCTTATAAAAAAAACGCCAATGAATTATGCAGAATAAATACAATCTTGATCAGCACCCAATCCCCCCCCCTATATACTCTGCACTGAAAAAAACGCTATTTTTATGGCATGCGTTTCCACATGCGTAAGGTAAAATATTTATTAGTCACATCTACCTCTTTGTTTGCAGACTCCCTCTGGCCCGCTTCATCAACGTAAGTGCCCTCAGTAAGCGATAAAGGGCCGCTTTTCTGGTTATCTGTTCCGTGGGTAGTGTTCGGGTCCCACGTAGCACCTGGCGATCTATCACCAGAACGATGCCAGTGGGGAGGCAGGTTATCCGCCTCAAGTTTTACTTTGTTACTGCCACCGGTCACGCCATATTGAGAGCCAATCCGCACCACCCTGTCAGCAAAGGTTTCGCTTAAATCAGCCCATGTCTGCCAGTGGAAGCGCTCTACTGGGCTTTTCTCACCCGCGACAACGATTCCAACGTAAAAAATAGCGTCAACAATTGCCCTGTAGGCCACTCCGTCGCTGTTGAGCCCCAGCGCCTTCAGAGCTTCGGATGTATCGCTTAGATCGGAAAGATTATTCTCTTTCTGAAGTGCACCGGTGATCCGCGAGTCATCCCCTGCAGCTACCGTTCCCGTCTCGGTGCCCACGTCCCGCGTGGCTGAGTTACCCAGTTCAAGATTATCCCTGGCCTCTTTTGGATCGTTTAAATCAGAAAGATTTTGTGCTCGCCGCAGATAGCGTTTATCACCTGTTTCCTGCGTGAGTGTGGCAAGCGCCGGATCGATAACAAGCTGCACGTTTGAGCTGTGCGTCAGCGTCAACACCAGCGTCAGAATGATCTCTTTGATAATGGAATCCGATTGCGCCGGGAGGTATGTCGCCGGGTATGTGCCGTAAGCGATGAGCGTACCCTTAGCGCTGACCAGCCCCGCTTCTCTGAGCGTTTTACCCGGATAATCCTGGCAGTTGATAACGATCTGCCCGCTGATAAACCCCTCATAGCTTGAATCAGAGTCAAAGGTTTCACGGCCAAACTGTCCAAAAAGCGCCGTCACCGCCGCCAGCTCATCGGGATCAGCCGGCAATGTCACGCCGCCACCATCGCCGATCAGCACGGAGGTAATATGCACAACCTCCCCCGCCTGATACGCGGCCTCGATTTCGGCGGCGCCCGCCGTGGTTAGTGTCAGTCCCGTGGCCATTATGCCTCCTCACTTTTTATTTCTGGCTCAATGCCGTACACGCTGGCAAGTCGATCATAAAAATCATCACTCACGGTCTTGTGGTCAGCATCGATATCGCCTTCATCAAGATAAATCACGCCAGCGATCTGAAGTCGGTTCAGGTGTTCCAGGAAAAACGCATCGGTCTGACAAAAGTCGATCAGGCTTTTTAATTGATTGAATGTTTTCATAGTTTGTTCGTTATCCAGTTGCCGGGTAAATCGTCGTAATCGTCCAGGCCCGCACAGGCATAAAACGCGTAATAGTGCGCGGTGACGTTCGGCACTTTGCCCATAAATACCAGGCCTTTGCCGGCGAGTAATGCGCAGCTCCTGAATATTGCCGTTGTGGTGACAATCTCCGGGTAACTCGCAAGATTAAATATCGTGTTAACGTCGCTGTGTAATGACGCGCAGCCGTCAAACAGATAACCCACCGTCGTTACCGCCGTGGTGTTGAGTAATCCCGCCCCGACGACTTCCAGCGCACTGCATTCCGAAAAGACATTCGTGAATACCGTGGCACTTATGCTGGCGGCAAAAAGACTGGCTGGCACTGAGCGCAGGTTTTTACAGCCCCTGAAAGTCTGGCCGTAAGAGGTCACAAGCGGGTTGCCGCTGAACAGGTTTTCCGGTATTTCCTCCACGCCGGTATTCTGGAACGTGGCGCCAAACGAGGTAATAAGCGAGCAGGACGCGAACAGCGTCGGCGGAATATTTACCAGTGAGGTGCAACCGTAGAACGTCGATCCGGCACCGGACAGCAGAATGTTGTTTTTCAGCAAATCGCCGGGCAATACCGCCAGTGAGGTACAACCCGAGAATGTCAGCGTTAACGAAGTGAGATTGATGCAACCATCAAGCAGGCCGGACGGTAGCGCGAGCAGTGCGCTGCAATCACGGAATGTCGATCCCATACCTTTCAGAGATACCATGTCACTAAACAGTTCTTTTGGCAGTCCAGCCAACGCGGAGCACTTGTCGAACAAGAAATCGACGGCTGTCACTTTGGCGCAACCGGCAAACATATCTCCCGCGAGAGAAACCAGAGCGCGGCAACCTGAAAACGTATAGCCCAGGCTGGTTAACGCGCTACATCCCCGAAATGCGCCGTTCCCCACAGAAACCAGCGAAGTACAGTTTACAAAAGCGTATGTGAATGTCGTTATCAGCGCTTTCTCAGCAAAAGCGTCAGCATCAATTTTCGTGAGCGATCCACAGTTAGCAAAAGCGTATGAGAAAGTGGCGACTTTCGCGCAGTCAGTAAAAGACGGGAGCGCCGTCAGGCTGGTGCAACCATAAAACGTACTGGCAAAGGTCGTCACCTCTACGCAGCCGCTGAAAATATCTTTCGCTACAGTTTCAAGAGAGCGGCAGCTGTAAAATGCAGAGGCGAATGTCTGCGCCTGGCTGCACCCGGCAAATAAACCCGCGCCGACCGTTTTCAGTAAACTGCAACCAGAAAAGACCGTGCCGAAATAGGTCACTTTCGACAGACCAGCAAACAGACCGGCAGGAACAGAAAGAAGCTGCGAACAGCCAGTGAATGCACCGCCAAAATGATTCGCTTCAGAACATGTTTTAAACAGGTTGGCGGGAATTGCCGTCAGTGCCGTGCAATTCTGGAATACGCCGGTGAATGCGCCGCCCGGAATATCCGCAAACATATCAGCAGGCAAGGCAAGAAGATTTTTACACCCCCTGAAGCTATAAGAGAATGTCCTTGCTGAACCGCATCCTGTAAATAATCCCGTGCCGATATTTGCAAGCATTGAGCAACCATCAAACGCGTAACTGAAATTTACCGCAGATACACAGCTGTGGAACAGATTATTGCCGATACTGTTCAGGCCGGTGCAACCTGCAAATACCGATGAGAAGTCGATCGCATCAGGCTGGTTTGCAAATAGCCCCGATGGAACCTCAGTAAGCGATGTACACCCTCTGAATGCGTCTGAAAAATCCTCTATCTTCATGCGAGAAAACAACGATGCCGGAATACCTGTAAGCGACGAGCAGTTAGTAAAAATATTTTTGCAGTTATTCACGTTTGGCAAATCGTCAAATGCTCCGGGACGAATAGCCATTAATCCGGTGGTATCCAAAGCGAACCCTGAAAGATGACCTCTTTCCCCTGTAACACTAATCAATTCCACAACAGGGTTCAGTTTCGAAGAATAGTTAGATAAACGGCTGCGCAGACAGGCGGTTTCCGTGTTCTTAACCGTGATGGTGTATTCCTTTCCCTGTACTAATTCCCGTGTAGGAATAACCCAACCTGAAGCTTCACTGGCGGGATCGAAACGGTAGTCCCGGCTGTCAATGCCGTCGCCATAGTCAACCGTGAAACCCTCGTCCATATGAGCAAAGAATATTGGCCTGGTTGCACTGTCGATGCGGGTAATGAACTTCATTACCGCGACCACTTTTATGCTGATCACCGCACTGACGCCATTAGTCGTCGTAACGGTGACCGAACAGGTACCTCGCTTCATGCCCGTAACCAGAATATCGCCGTTTACTATCCGGGCGGTCGCGATTGTTTGATCCGATGTAGTTACCGTAAAGGTTTTATCTTCCGCGTATTCGGGGAGAATTGTCACCGTGACCGTTTCCGCGTCCCCGGGGGCCAGATTCAGCTCGTAGCGGGATAAAACCACCTGCAACGGGACAAAGCGCGGCGTGATTTTCTCCGTGGCGTACATGTAACCGGCCGCATACGAGGTTCCCTGAAGTCGGCCAAATACATGAACGGAAAACCAGCTGCGCAGATTCCTGGCGCGCAGCACCGCCAGTTTTAGATCCTGCTGGTCGTATTCCGTCACCGGTAAATCATTCTGATAAACGTTCAGGCGAAAGGTATACGGATCCCCTTTCGGGTTCTGGTTGAACCATTCAACAATATCCGTCCCAAAAGGACTGTCCACCAGGGCATGACGGACGGCCGCGACCGTACCGCGATGGCGGTGTATGTAGTGGGCGCGCTTGATCGCATCGCGTTTCTTTTGTTCTGACCAGTTAATATTCCAGGTATCAACCTGATATTCCCACGCCAGCCACGGCAGCAGCGCCAGCGGGCAACTGTCCGGATCTTTAACCCAACGAATCAGATATACAGGCAACCTTTCCAGCGCTGCGGCGCTGGCTCTGTCGATGGCCCGCTCCACGGCGGTGGCGTTGGGGGGCAGAATGCTGGCGGGATAATTAGCGGTCATGGTCCATCACCACAAGATTGATTTTAACGGCGGTGCAATGCGGGGCTTCGCCCATCGTCGCAACGACATCGGCGACGGGTGAATGCAAATCGACGGTGACAACGCCGTCCTGATGCAGCGCCCCGTCTATGCCTGACCGTGCAGCGGTGGCGTTGATAAGATGCACAGAGGCAGTGTATTCGTTCAGTGCTGCGGTGGCTTTTTCCAGCACCGTGGCGGTGTCCACGCCATAAGGGACGTAAATATCAGCAACCACCTGATAACTCACAATCACAGCGGAGCGGACATAATCAGCCACATAATCCGTAATCGGACGCACGTCTTCCGGGTTTACCGCTGACAGGACTTTATCAAGCAGCGCCTGCGGGGCAGTCCCATCTCCGGTACGTGACAGCACGTAGAGAAAAACGCGTCCTTCCTGGTTATGTGTTTCAGGGCCATAGGCGCGCACATCGAGCACATCCGCATCCGCACCTCGCGCAAAATAGTGATAGGCATTTCTGGCGCCCGCCGTGCTCAGGCGAGCCCATGAGAGCAGCGTGCGGCCGCGCAGCTCTTCGTCGCTTTCATATACTGCGTCCGCCTCGTCGGTGGCTTCGGTAATCAGCAGGCGTTCAGTGTCAAAATTCCCGGCGACCTGATCGAGATCCGCCCCCAAGGCGCTGGAAAGCAGCACTGCGCGCACGGCTTCATTGATGCGTTGCAGCAGATGGATCTCGCGATAGGTGAAGGCCTGAGCCAGTGCCGCCATCGGTTCAGATTCCAGCAACAGCGCAGCAGACACAGAAGCCTGAAGTTCCGCTGGCATGGCCGCCACAATAAGCGCCCGGATATCAGCCAGCACCGTTTCAAAATCCGGCACCTCGACGATATCAGGCTGTGGGATCTGAGATAAATCGACGGACGTTTGCACACTAGCTCCTTAACCTGATGGTGTTGCTGGTTTCTGTCATGGTTTCCGTGATAGTACCGGCCAGTTCAGCAGTCACCGCGCCTGTTTCTGAAAACACCACATTGACGGTGGTCAGACTGATCCGCGGCTCCCACTGCGCCAGCGCAATTGCGGTGGCGCCCATCAGTTGCATGCGGGTGACGGTGTTCTGTGGCGCATCGAGTAAATCAGGTACCACGCTGCCAAAGTCCCGGCGCATCACACGGGAGCCTGTTGGCGTGGTGAGGATTTTTGTCACAGACTGCCAGAGCTGATCGTGATCGGTCAGCGAACCGGTGCCTTCAGGGTTCATCCCCGTATAACTGGCTGTCATTGCGGGCCTCCTGTAGTACTCCCACCAGACTGCACGCCACCGTGTTTATGTTCATGTACGGTGATCCCGTTTGACTGCAACACGCCGCCGGAATGGAACACATCACCGGCCATCGTGCCGCCGTGGGTCAGTTCGAAAGTGCGTGTTTTGAGGTGGTTTGTGCATTCCACCTCCGGCGTATCCAGCGTGACGCGGGTCTCGGCCTGGATATGCGCGGTTTTAATGCCGGTCACGGCCAGTGCTCCGGCATCGTCGGCGGCGTCGTAATGCAGGCGCGCGCCATCCGGTGCGGTGATGATGATTTCCAGCAGGCTGCTGCCCGTTGGCGGATTATCTGCGCTGTATGCAGAGCCAATCACAAATGCGTTCTCAGGGTTGCCGCCCGGGCAACCGATCCAGACCTGCTCCCCTATCGAGGGAGGCAGCCAGATGCTGAATGCCCCGGCGCGGGTGACATTCCAGCGGATCCATGTGGTCAGCAGCCTGCCGGAGCGAACGCGCACCGCTTTCTTGTCGGCGCTGATTTGCTCCACCACACCCTGGCGCAGAATGTTTTCCAGCAGGCGCATCAGTTCGGCATTCATGACGCACCGCCCAGACTGCTGATAACGGCGTTTTCCGTAGCGTTCAGGTCTGCCGGAGTCATGCCCAGTAGTTCGCGCGCTGGGTACTGCGCGTAAGCGCCCGGACCAACCTCGTCTTTGAGGCCGTACTGGTGAATACGGGCAATGCGCGCAGCGATGCCGTCAAATCCTACGGTGACGCCGCCCGCGTCCGGCCTGAGCTTCATAAAACGCAGGGTGCGCAGGCGGGTAAACATCGGTGCTTTTTTTGTCTCTGAATGCGTAGCTGATTGCGTTTTGATTTCCAGATACCGCTCGATATCGGCCCGGTAGAAGGTGCGGATATCCCGGCGCTTCTCGTCAAAACCCGTGATTGTCCGGCCATATTTACCGCGCCCGCCGCGCCAGTTTTTCAGCGCCCGCACCTCGTTATTCCAGAAGAACTTGATCCCCTGCTGGGTGCGGTAAACCTTACGGCGGCGCACGGCATAGCCGCTGCCGTCCGGGTTTTTCTGTGACGCGATGCGAAGCTGCTGACTACGGCGCACTGCCAGGCCAATTTTGCGCGCGGTACGGGTGCGCCCCGCCGGGCTGACGCCGTCGAGAATGTCCTGAAAGACCTGATCCAGCTCTCTGAACATGCGATCGCTCACGTTCCGGCCTCCTGAAGCATGCCTTCAAATACCAGCCCCCAGCCTGCGGCGTGGGGTGCCAGCACGCGCGGGCGCGGCTCTGGCAAATGCTCGGCATACGGCACACCGTTTTCATCCAGTTGTACCAGTACCCGCTGACGCACCGGCAACTCAAACATCAGATCGGCGGTGTCATCGTTGTTAATCAGTGTGGTGAATTTAATCTGCTGGTTTTTATCGGGGTTCAGCAGCAGATCGGGCTGATTAAACCAGAGCCAGGCCATCAGCGGCAGAGTGTAGTCGTCAATGCTCCCTGCGTAGTTCATGACGAACAGCACCAGAGAATAGCGATACATGAACGACGGCGTTTCACCGGTAGTTTCAATGCCACCCTCTTCAACAAACACCGTCCAGGCTTCCGGGTTCGCCCGGCACCAGGTATTTGCTTTCTCTATGGCGGCGCGGAGTGTGTTTATCTTCAGCATTTATGGCTCCTTTCGGGTGTTCTGGCGCAGACTGTCCCACTGGCGGATCGCCGCTTTGTCAGCATTGCAGGCATCAAGCGCATCCATCAGCCTGTCGCTGAATATCGCCACCGCGCCCCAAGTCACTGGCTTATCCAGCGCCGGGCGTGGCGTCTCTTCGGTCAGGCTCTCCGGGACGGGTTCACGGACCAGCTGAATGATCGGCGCGGGCGGTGCGTTTTTGCAGGCTGCGGCTGACAGCGTCAGGCACAGGAGTAACAGCGCACGTGTCACCATTGAACGCGGTCTGCATTGCTTCACGTCGTCGCTCCCCTTCTGCATTACGCTGTTGCTCACGGACTTTTACCTCTGCCAGTAACTTATGGGTTTGTATGGCGGTCGCCTTCACTTCCTGAATAACCTGGTCGTAACCGGTCGCCGTTTCGGTCAGCAACTTGTTGCGGGTCCTGGCCTCGCTCAGCTGGTCGGTCTGCCACCAGACAGCAGCCAGAAGGACAAGCATCACAATCACACTGCCCGCCCTCATGACGGCGTACTCAGGCCCAGCAGGCACCAGGCTTTAAAATCATTGCGCCGGTTAACCAGGCCGGCGGAGCGCTTACCGCCCACATTGACGAAATCAGTCAGCCTGTTGCACATCTGCGGCCATTGTCTGGCCTGGGCATGCTTCCAGATCGTGGTCCTCTGCTTGCGTCCGTTTTTATCGGTGAACCACATCAGCCCGGTGCAGCCCAGATTCAGGGCGGCATCAGTCATGGCCTCAAAGGTGAGCTGAGGCATGTCGGCGCCGTGAAAATTGTTATTAATACAGTTTTCTGCCCGTTGCAGATCATTGATCCAGCGTCGCGCTATTTCCTGGTTGCTGTATTCGCGGTTTTCTACGCCGCCCGTGGAGCCGATACCAATGGTCAGAGCACCCGCAGTGCAGTAATAAGGCGTGCTGCGGCAGTCTTCCCAACCTGCAATTTTCTGCTGCCCTTCTTTCGACGTTCTGACGCTCCCGGGCGCCAGCGAAATGCCCAGAGCCACAATCACCGCAATCGAACATTTTTTGATGATGTTCTTCATGCAGGTTTGTCTCCGTGCAGTTGCTCCAGCAACTGCCGCTCGCGGTCCGACAGATTGCGAGTTTCCGCCTGGCGGAGAATCTGCTCGATCAAATCGTTACGGCGCTGGCTGGCCTGCTCAATGCGGCGGCGGTGAATCGCCAGCCGGACGGCGGAAACAATCCCCAGAAGAAGTCCAGCCAGCGCCAGCTTTTCGCTGACGGTCATCACGCCCACGCCGGTCACCAGGACGGATGTTGCAAACGCAAAATATTCGTTAATACGATCCAGAGTCATTCCCATAACTGGACGGTTACCCGTTCCACCTCGCTGGTTATCACGGGCATTTCGATCTCCTGCCCGGCATTCAAAAATATCTGGTTGCTCAGTCCCGGATTGGCTTCGAGCACCTTCTCCGTGACACCTGCGGTTTTGCCGTAATGACGCCAGCAGAGCTGATCAACCGTGTCGTTTTGCAACGCCCTGACTTTCATCAGAACAGCTCCGCATAGATACGGGCTTCTTCCCGAATGTCAGCGATACTCCAGCGTCCGTCCCGCCAGAGATCGTCGATCTGCCTGTCCAGGGCTTCGGCGTCTTTGTCACCTTTTGGCGTGGTGCCAACATCCCTGTAACCCTCCAGAACACTGGCGCGCGTGAAGGAGTAGACCGCACGCCGGAAGCGGTAAACTTTTGCGCTTTCGCCGTTAATCTGCTCGACAGGTTCACCGACAGAAGTCAGCAGCACAGAGGCCAGAGATTCCGCACCTTCCGCTTCCCTTTGCTTGCGCCAGTCCTTCAATTGATCCGCGACATGCAGCGCGGCCTCCGTTGCCATATGCATTAATCGGGATGTTGTAATGTCACCGGCGATGCGGGCAGCCAGGCGCAGATCGTGGAGTTTTACCGTCGGCCAGAAAGTGCCGATGGCAATCTGTGCGCCGCCGTCGTCCACGTCTGTCACATCACTTTCAGCAGGTCTGACGGGGCGCTGTGCGATAAAACTCATCGTCGTTTCTCCGGTAGGTCAGGCGGTGGGCGTCCGGTAAAAAGACCGCATTACGGGCAGATCGCCGGGCGCGCCGCCTGTGGCGCGGGGCCAGTTCATTACGCTCAGGCGTTTACTTTGTGGCGGTTTTCGTTGTCTTTTTTGCCGCCGTTTTGCGGGTGGCTTTTTGAGTGCCGGCCGCCGTTTTCGTCTGCTTGCGCGTTCGTGTTGCTTTTTCTGTTGCGGGTGTTTCGGTTGCTGCTGTATCGCTGGATGAAGCCTCATCTTCCGCATCACCACTTGCCGCGCTGGTCTGCGGCGCCTTTTTCAAAGCGCTTACCAGAGAAGCGATCTCCCGTTTCACACCGGCACCCGGGTTCAGGCTCATGGCTTCCCGGAAGAATTTCAGCGCTTCGCCTTTTGTTTCCGCGTCTTCCGTGTCGCGACGGCAAAACGCCCTCACCTTGCACAGCTTCGCGCGGACCTCATCCGGCATATCACTGTCAGCCACAATTTCGGCCAGCTCGTCCAGCATGGGGATATAGCCTGACAAATCGGCTCCGGCGTCCGTGGTGGCGAGGTTCAGAATGGGATTGCAGATTTCCTCGGCCAGTACCGTGGGTGCCGGGCGGCGATAGTTGTCATCCGGCATGCTCAGGCCATGCTTAACGACATAGCGCCCGATACGCAGCGCCAGCGCATAGTCGGAGCAGTCCACCGCCCACACCATCAGCGTGGTGATGACCGGATCCGCGCGCCCGCTGTCGCCCTCGATCGTGCCGTCAATCCATCCCTGAAACTCAGGAAGGATGCTGGCCTTTACAGCGGCCTTCGCCTGGCGGGACTGGATTTGGCTTAGCGAAGATTTATGCATATGCAGGCGAAAGAGGATCTGCTCATGCGCGGTGCGCGTCTCCGCGTCACGCTCATCACTGATGCCCCGCCTCTCTGCCATGACCTTCTGAAAGTGTCTTTGTGCCGGTGTCAGCATGGGTTCATTCTCCTGGGCGGGTTTGCTGCCCGCCATGTGATGGGGATTATCAGGCGAATGTCACGCCGTCGATCATGGCAATCATGCCGTACTCTTCAATGACATAGTCATCATTGCTGGACTGGTAAGTCGCCACGCGGTTGTATTGCGGCTCTTCCCGGATAGAGCGACGCAGGGAGCCTTTCTGGTAGTACACAGAGAGGTTTTTCAGGTTGGTGATGAGCACGACATCTTCAGGAATGCCCGGGACAAAGACCGTCGGCAGGCCGCCGATCTTTTCCTGGCTGACAATGAGCTGCGCGGCCAGTAGTTCGGTATTCGGATTGGTCTGGCTGAGCGCGTTCACTTTCGGCAGGTTCACTTTCAGCAGCAGATCGGACGAGAGCACAGTCACCAGACCGGGAGCGCGGCGGAACCAGGGATCCATAAGGCTGTGGCGTGCATCGAGCACGGCGGCATCAATATTGCCGTAGGTGCCTGACGCAATTACCGCGTTATTCTCATCACGGGAAGTCAGCGTGATACCTGGCATAATGCGCTGCGGCGCCTCATTGCGGATCTTTTGCAGCCAGCCAACGCCGCAATCCTGCAATAACGGATAGGTCGTGCGGTCGGAGTTTTCAGAGTAATGCGTGCCATTAAAGCCAATCATCTGGCGATCCAGCCCCAGCTGACGGGCCATCGCATTACTGATTAATGACTGAAATTCAGGGTGACCGGCCCACGCGTCCAGCTCCGCATACGAAAGCGCATAGTCATAGTTGGTTTTGCGGCAGTGGTAGTTCTGCGGCTCTTTGTTATGGTTCGGTGCAGGGTTACGGCGGTTGGTGCCGTCCGAGCTGTTATTGGTGCTCGCCATCGGTCCCTTACTGCCAATTTTTACTTTCTGCCCTTCCTGCTCTTTAACCCCAAAGTGGTTAACCAGCTTCATGAAGTCATCCGACTCCATGGCGGCCTGTTCCAGTTTTTGCTGGATAGTCGGATCGACGCTGAAACGATTGGCAACGGCTGAGGGTGAGACACCGTTCAGATGTGCCTGGCGTACAATGTACTTATCAAATAGTTCGCGGGTCTGGTTTTCCATGGTTACCTCTTAGAAGTCTGCAAGCTGCGCGCTGCTGTTGCCGGTTGCCGCCGGTCGTGCGCTGTAATTTTCTGCGGGCTGGAGCTGAAGCTGACCGCGCAGCTCGTTAAGTTCGCTGGTCAGTTGCTGAATGGTGGCTTTATCCTGTTGGCGGTCCTGTTCCAGGGCACTGAACCGGTCAATCTGGTCTGCCTGAGATTGAGCAACGGCTTCAACAACCTGATGCAACTGACTGAACCGCTGATCGTCGGTTTTCTGGCCTTTACCAAGGATGCCCATCACGCGGTTGAACCAGTTGACGCCCTCCTCGCTGCGATGAGCGGCCAGTTCGATCACTTCAGCTTCAAGCGCATCAGAGAACAGCGGCGCCTCGATCTGCTGGTTATTGAAGGCCATCACCTGCGCGCGCTGCTGCGCGGCAAATTTAAGGCGCTCAGTCCCCAGACTTGCCGGGGTGTCCGTCATCGCCAGGCCGACCACATACGCCTTACCGTTAAGGGCAAACTGCGGATGCAGCTCAATACTGGAATAGATTTTTTTTCCTTCATCGGTGAGCTGCTTCATTCGTGCCGAAGCGTCGATCTCGGCATAGAGCGCCGTACGACCGGCCAGCGGCCCTTCGGTGATATCCTCCGCGCTTAAAGCAACAACATCCCCCATGGCGCCAAAATTGCTGTCAGGAAGCATGGAGAGATAGTGCTCCACGTTCACGCGGGCGCCGTAAACGGCCGGGTTGTAGCTCGCCGCCGCATCGCGGAGGTGCTGCGGCTGGATCTCGCGCCCGTCAACGGTGGCGCCGGAAACCGCAACGCGAAACTTTTTGCGGGCGGGTTTAGTCGTGCTGGCCATGTCGTTTTATCCTGTTGATTTATGTCAGTCGCTGCATCATCGCAGAGCCTGAAAGCCCGGCGCCACGCGGTTTTGTTGTCGGAGAACGGCCAGACCTGAAAGCCCGAGCCGCGGGGATCGCGCGCAGGTAATCTCCCTGCTCAAAAGGGGGAAGTGATGATTCAGGATGCGTTTATTCGATTAAGGGCAAAACAGCTCTACTGGCAGGGTTACCCGCCCGCCGAAATTTCGCGACTCATGGGCATCAACTCAAACACGGTTTATTCGTGGAAAAAGCGCGACGCATGGGATGACACAACGCCCATCAAACGGGTGACGCAATCCATTGACACCCGTCTCTGCCAGCTGAGCGCGAAAGACAATAAAACCAGTGGCGATTTCAAAGAGATTGACCTGTTAACCCGGCAGTTGAAAAAGCTAGATACCGGGCAGGCTTCCACTATCACCGGCGTAAAAAAAACCAGTCGTCGCAAGAAGAAAAATCACTTCTCCGAGGAGCAGATCGAGGCGTTGCGCTTAAAAATTCTCGACTCTCTCGCATGGCACCAGCGCGGCTGGTACGAACAACGAGATCAGCGTAACCGGATGATCCTCAAATCGCGGCAGATCGGGGCAACCTGGTACTTTGCCCGCGAGGCATTACTGGGCGCACTGAGAACGGACGTTAAGCACGACTATCAGCGCAACCAAATTTTTCTGTCGGCGTCCCGCAAGCAGGCGCTCCAGTTCCGCAACTTCATCCGTAAAGCGGCTGAAGAGGTGGACGTCGAACTTAAAGGCGGTGAGCAAATCACGTTGTCAAACGGCGCGGAGCTGCATTTTCTCGGGACGTCGGCGGCGACGGCGCAGTCGTACACCGGCCACCTGCGATTTGATGAGTTTTTCTGGACAGGAAACTTTATCAACCTGCGCAAAGTTGCCGGCGCCATGGCAACGCTCAAAGGCTTAACACGCACGTACTTCTCCACGCCATCCAGCGAAAGCCATGAAGCCTATCAGTTCTGGACTGGCGATCGATGGAATGCGAAACGGCCTAAAGCGCAGCGCGTTGACTTTGACGTTTCATGGAAGAAAACCCATAGCGGCGTGCTTTACCCGGATAAAACGTGGCGGCAGATCGTCACTATTCAGGACGCTATCAACAACGGCTGGGACTACACCGACATTGATGAAATCAGGGACGAAAACAGCCCCGATGAATTTGAAAACCTGTACATGTGCGAGTTCGTCAAAGACGGCGAAAGCGCGTTCAATCTTAGCCAGTTACTGGGGTGCGGCGCTGACGGGTATGACGACTGGCCCGACTGGAAACCGTTCGCCAGTCGCCCTATGGGCCAACGTGAGGTGTGGCTGGGCTACGACGCCAACGGCGGCAGCGGCAATGGTGATGCCGGTGCTCTGTCCGTAACTGTCCCTCCCCTTGTGGCTGGCGGCCGGTTTCGCACGGTTGAATTGAAGCAACTGCGAGGGCTGGAGTTTGAGCAGCAGGCGGCGGTCATCAAAGAGGCTGCCGAGCGCTACAACGTCACTCACATCGCCATCGACGGACAAGGCGTCGGGGAGGCGGTCTGGCAGATTGTTAAAAATTGGTTCCCGGCGGCTATTTGCTACCAGATGAGCCTCTCTTCCAAACGCGCCCTTGTTCTCAAAATGTTGCAGGTCATCCGCGCCGGCCGCTGGGAATATGACCGCAGCGAGCAGGGCCTGGTCAGAGCCTTTAACGCTGTTCGCAAAGTTGTTACGCCCGGCGGTTTCATCACTTACGAAACTGACCGATCGCGCGGCGTAAGCCATGGTGATATGGCGTGGGCAACCATGCTTTCGATTATTAATGAACCGTTGGGCCAGGAAAGTGGCGGCGGTGGTTTCGCAATGGGATGGTAACTGTGAAAAAGAAATACGGTAAAAAGCCGATAGCCAGCACAGCCGGTTCTGACATTGCGGAGTCACTGAAGGCCGATCCCGCGTTGACAGCGTTCAGCTTTGATGGCCCTTATCCCGTGCGTGATATGGCCGATTTGCTGGACAATCTCTATTGCCTGGACAACGGGCGATACTATGAGACGCCAGTGGATTTTTACGGGCTGGCTAAAGCTCCACGTCAGAGCGCCTGGCATGAGTCGGCGTTGTATTTCAAACGAAATGTGCTCACCGGCTGCTTTATCCCGCACAAGCTGCTCAATCGCCAGACCTTTTCCGCGTTTGCGCTGGACTGGTTCACGTTTGGCAATGCCTATCTCGAATTGCCTCGTAATCGCCTGGGCGGCCCGCTACCCTTCAAACACTCTCTGGCGAAGTACACCCGGCGTGGGAGCACAGATCTCGATCAATACTGGTTTATCCGGCGCTGGAAAGAAGAGCACACGTTCAAATCAGGAACGGTTTGTCACGTTCTGAACCCTGATATTAATCAGGAGGTCTACGGTATGCCGGAATATATGGCAGCACTGCTGGCCGCCAGCCTGGCCCACTCCGCTGACATGTTCCGTAAGTTGTACTACGACAACGGATCGCATGCTGGATGTATTGTCTATATTGGCGCTGGACAGGTTGATGATAAAAGCATGAAGGCAGTCAAAGAGACGTTGACCGGTGCGCGTGGGAAAGGCGCATTTAAAAACCTGCTGCTGCATGCGCCAGGCGGCGGCAAAGACGGCGTGCAAATCCTCCCCTTCCAGCAGATCACGGCGAAAGATGAGTTTATCAACATTAAGAACGCCACACGTGACGACATACTCGCAGCGCACCGTATCCCGCCGCAGCTGATGGGCGCCATGCCAGAGGGAAACGGCTCATTTGGGGATATCGAGAAAGCCGCCCGGGTCTACGCTATCAACGAGCTGACGCCCGTAATGGAGGCGCTGAAGGTGGTCAATGAGTGGATCGGAGAAGAAGTGATCCGCTTTAACCCTTACGCATTGCTTACCGCTGAGAAATAATGCCAGAAAACTCAGTTTCTTTAAACAACATCAGCCATTTATAACAGGCCAGTGTTTTCGCTGGCCTCATCTTTTCTGCTGAAAAAATCCCGCATCAGCGCCCCTCTGCGCGTCGCTGCTTTTTCCCAGCAAAGGGCATGCCTCCAACCAAAACGACCACTCACCGTGACGCAGAAACCGTCAAATTGCGTATTCTGCCGCCTTCCCTACCCTGACCCGCTTGCGGGGGCTTGCCCCCCGTCACCTGCGCGCAGCAAACATTAGTCGTGTCATGCTTGCATAAAATGCTCTTGACCCCGCATACTTCAACTGATAGAGACTTAAAAAAGATACAATGCAATTCTTGCATTTTTGTGCACTAATGCGCACCTTCCTTTCGTTATGGATTATAAAAATTTTGCTTACCTCTATGTGCTATACAGTAGTGTGATCGTTGTCAATCATAACTACAGTTTATTAACATCATAAAAACCATGACGCTACAAAGTATTTCTTTCAATTTTTCATCATGCTGCTTTTTAAAAAAATAGATATGGCAGAAAAACAACCTTACCTGTACATTTTTTCTATTAAAAAAAACCTTGGCTTGCTAGAGATTCAGTATTAGTATGATAAATATAAAATCATCACTAGAGAGTTAAATATGGAAATTGTTGCTTTATACATCAATGAATTTAATGGTGTTATTGACAGTTTCATAAACGTCAATAGTTCATTTACGTGTTCGTATAATGAGAAACTGTTGAGAATCACATCCAGTGTCAACCGCTCAAGTTATTACGATAAAATCCCATCCACTCTTTTAATAGGCCAAAATGGCTGTGGGAAAACCACAATACTTACTTTTATTGAGGACTTTTATTATGATAATGAAAACTCAGGATTCATCGTATGGTACGATGATGAAAGTATAATTGTTACATGCAAGGGGATATCTCCCTCCCAAATAACCTCAGACATCAAATATTCTTGCATACATACAAATGCTCAAGATTTTAGCAACCTACATATATATACAATAAAATCCAATAACACCGTTGACTTCAATTCTTATTTGTTTGGCAAAAGGAAAAGCACTGCAAGAAATTTCATTGATATTTCGCTAAATAGTATAGGAAAAAGAAACGCAAATAAAAAAAATGAAGTTGATAAAATCCTTAAATATATAAAGCAAAAAAAGCCACTTCCTGACACATTGGCAAATCGTGAACTATCTATTTCAGCCAAATTAACATTTGGAACAGGTGATACTTCAAAAAAAATACTAAAAAACTTAAATTTTAAAGAAAAATATGAAGAGGAATTAAGTGTTTTTTTTACAAGCCAAATTAACAACTATAGAGGAAATTATATTATAAGCCCTGTTCATCCCGAATTTCAAATATCATTAGATTACCCTTTCGTTAACAGAAGTCATTTAAACTCTTACATCAAGTCAAAAAAAGAAAAATGGGGTGTAAGCTTTTATCCTTTTATCTTTAGTAAGCTCCCTCATAAAAATAACAGATTAAACATACATGAAGTGAATTTTTATTCGATCCTTTCCGTTCTTTACTCTTTTACAAGAAAGCTGAAAGTAGACCGAAACACCTCAGACCTCCTCTTTCTTAAACTAATAGTAGTCGCGTATTTTTCATCACAAACTAATTTAATAAGTAGAATTGAATTCTTTATGAAAGATTCATTCCCAAGGGCGATGGATGATAACAACTTAATCATGGAAATGATTAACTTAGACAAAAACATTGATAAAATCTCAAAAATTGCTTATTGCTGTTTTAAATATAGTAAAAAAACAACATCTGAAGGTAATACTGTTAACTATTTTATAGATGAGAGCAATACTGTTCCAGAACTCATTGAAATGAGCAATCAACTCCCAAAAGAATTAGATTCAATTTTTAACGTAGAGTGGGATGGCTTAAGCAGTGGTGAAGTCTCACTACTTCATATTTTATCAAGTATAAGCTATGCAATCGAAAGTGTGAAGTTAAAAAATGGAACGAAATCTATTCTTCTTCTTCTGGATGAAATAGATCTTTATCTACATCCCGAATGGCAAAGAACTATACTGTCAACCTTATTAAATCTTATAAAAAGTATAAATAATAATGTAAAAGTACAAATAATCATGTCTTCACATTCTCCAATAATTGCTTCTGATTTTTTATCTGTGGACATAGTTACCCTTTTACGGAGCACCAAGAAAAAAATCAATACCGGAACTTTAGAGGAAGTTGGGTATGGCGAATCCATAGATAAAATGATGAGTCAAGGTTTCTTCTTAAAATCTACAGTCGGGGATAGGGTTTTAACTACAATTGATTTTTTAATTAAAAATCGAGATAATAAAAAAATATTAGAGGAAAATGAATATATTACCTCATTGATTAAGAATAAAATGTTGCTGCATGTACTAGGAATTAAAAATGATTAAGATCTCAACTCGATTCTCTGAGGCTTTTTTGGCGAGATATTATGATTTTATAGCTGAGGACATAATACTTACCAAACTCCCCATGCTTGTGGCGACTTATCCACAATCCGAAGGCTTTGTTAATTATATCTGCCAGAACTTTAGAAAACTCATTACTTCTGAGTTTGACATCCTTATTGATTTACAACATGAGATCAATAGAATCTTCCCTTTGATTTCTGAAAGTTATAATCCTAGCGCATATTATTCTGAATGCAATCTTCAGCCATATATATGTATTGAACAAATCAGCAACATTCATCTAAATAGTCGCAATGCATCACGGCAAATATTAGATCTTAAGCCTGAAGCTTCATCTGAATTAGAATCATTCTCAGAAACATACAACAGTCATTATACAAGACTGCTACGGGATGATATGTTAGCAACTCAAAATGCCCGTGAGATAAAAAAAATATGCATAGATTTCAAAAGAAACATTCAAGATAAAAAAACCGCTTACGACAATATGCCAGAGTGGATTGGAAAGCTGAGTGATATATTCTCGTATGATAACATCCCTCCTTATATCTTAACAGAGTTAGCGACCGACATTGCCTTGGATTACTGCCCTATGTGCAATGAAAGCAAAGTTGGAAATATTATTGATGAAGATAGAACATATAGACCTGCTTTAGACCACTTCCTACCAAAATCTAAATACCCACATTTTTCATTAAGCATTTATAATTTAATACCCACTTGTCATACATGCAACTCCACTTTCAAGAGAGATAAAGAAACATTTATACCCATGCATGCCAATCCATATATTATAGGTGCCGATAATCATGACCTCTTCGATTTCAACGACCTCATTGAATATGTATTATATAATTACTCGAGTGGATTGAGAGTGAAATTAAAGACCACCACCCCAGAAATTGACAATAACATGAAGTTATTCAAAATCCGTGGTGTTTATAATAAAAAATCCACCAAAAGCGACATTTTGTTATTAGCTCAACAATTTAAAAATTATAACTCTCATTGGAAGAACTCAATGACTTACGAAGTTTTTCTTGAATTAATCATAGGTTACAATCCAGAAAAAAGCCTTTTTGAGATTTGTCATGGAAAGCTAAAAAAAGACATAATTAAATTCTTTGAAGATTTCAGATGGTAATATGGGGAATGTATTCCCAACAATAACAATGTGATTTTGTTGTTAGTCTGTTCCTCTTGCCATAGTCATCTATTGTTGTCTTTTATAGAATACTGTTCCTGATAGCAGGATTTTTTCCGCTAGGGCGAATGCGAGCGTCACCAGCAATCGCCCTAACCACTCTGACGAATACCTGGCAGATCGCAACTAGTCGGCAATGTTGAAATTGCTTTTCCGATGATTTTCCTTTTAGCTCCGCATATCTCTTCTTTGCAGGCTGCAACCTTATGCGCTACAACAGTATGGAGCCGTCATCAATCAATGATAACAACTCATGTTCGGTGCGCACGAATGCTTAATCCGAGCTTTCTCGGACACTTTCCTCAACCTATCAGTGATTTCCTGACTTTGCTGGAGTGAACACTGCCTTCAATATTCAGAGAAATCCCTGTCCTTTCTGAGGTGTTATTTTTGCCCATTTCGGCATACATCGCACAGTAATTGACTGAAGTCCAAATCATAAATCCGCAAAAATGACCTCAATAGCCTAAATTTCGCCCCATCAGCTTAACACAACTGATTAAGATAAAATTTACAAATCCAGATTTAAATCTTCCGGTGTTCTCTTATTTCCCAAAACAATGAAATTAACTCTTCAACTTTTATACTCACTGTCCCATTCGCATCATATTGTTTAATCAGCTCTGCTATACGCTCATCAGTAATGATTAAATTATAACTAGGAATTTCAGTAACAAAGTTGATTCCTTCAGGCCGCGGATGAGCTGCATCCCAATCTTTTTCCGCTTTTTCTCGTAATAATTGCCATTCAGGATAACGGCTAAAGACCTGTTTCTCAAAATCAGATCTGTTTTGCTGTCCTTTGTCCTCATACTTTGATAAGTCGAGATTAATAATTGGAAAAGGTGACTTACCCTCAGATTCTACCTCCGGAACGCCCTCACTATCGAACGGTTGAAGCCCGCGGCAGAGATTGCAAATTCGATCTGTGTAATAAAATTTCTCTTTGTAGTCCAGCTCATGCCCACATTTGATGCATCGTTTTATTTTGTTCGACAGGAAGCTGGCAATATTCGCCTCTCGCTGATCATAATCGTCATACATGTTCACCCCCTGTCCTTATCTCCCCCAAAGAGTACCGTCCATCCCCTAGGGTCCAGTTTCCTGAGCATGTCGGAATAATGCCCTACTGGATTATCTGTGATGTGACCTACATCTACTTTATTTTGTTTTTTCAAGAGTTTCCACACGTTCCGAATCTGAACATCTGAATTCTCTGGTTCCATACTGTGCAGCGCCCCATCGTGAGTCGCGTAGTAAATGCGATCACCATAACGTATGTGTTTACCATTAAGTAAATGATTAGCCTGGGATTCACTAAGTTCAATGCCAATAGATGAAGCAAAATCGCTCAACAAGACTTCAAGCGGGGAGTAATTGCGTGATTTTACGTGGCTCTGTGCTTTCTTCTTGTTATAGATCTCCTCTGTAATCCTTCTCAGTACAGCCCGGCGCTCTTTTGCGGATAGTTTAGACACATCAAGCGATCCCGTTCCTTCACTAGGGGTCGTTATCTCGGGTGTAGCAACGTCAGTTCCCATCTCTTTTTTGCTGATTTTTTGGTTTGGGGGACAGTTATTGCCACGAGTCCAAGGGGCGACGGGGTCGCCCTGGGCGGCGCTTTCAGCGCCTGGGTTAGCGGGAGCCTTTTTCACCATCTTCCAGGTATGGACATGCGTGCATATTTTGTTTTCCTTACCGGTGATTGGCGACCAAATGCCATAAATACGAATCCCGTGATCGCCATAGGTTCCTGGTTCGACTGTCGGCTCGTAGGCGGTATGAATGAGGTAATTTTTGCGGGGAACAAGTACACCGCCCTGCTTCATGATGTAAGTGGCAAAACAGCCAACATCAGCAGCAGCGAGCACAGCGTCCAGTTTTGGATCCATAAGTACCGGAGCGCCCGGTTTGCTGGTTTTCATTGCACGAGTTGCCTGCGATGCGAACAATCGTAACTCGCGGTACGCCTGGCGGCCTGGAATCCCAAAAAAACGAAATTGTTGAACACGGTGCAACGATGCCCACGCAGTGACGTGCTCGGCACTATCACGTAGTGATTTACCCGTCTCCTTGCTGACGGTGTCACCCAGCCCACGCCCATCGATGTTTTTACTGACGTACTTTGCAATATAGCTGGCCGGAGTCCCCTTTCGCGGGTCTATCAGCTTTGACTTGAAACGAGCGCCAGTGTTATTGCCAAGTTCGGCGCGATCTTCTCGGATAGCGAAACGACGCAGCAGCTCTGTGATTGCACGTCGATGTTTTTTGCGCATAAAACACAATAAATGCCAGTGCACAGTGCCATCGTGATGTGGTTCGGCTACGCGGACGCCGTACCAGCGCAGCTCTTTTTTGTGCATTGCCTTACGGAATGCCGCAAACGTATCAACCAGATAGTCGCTGCTTTTCCTAACTGTCGAGTGATCCCATGTAGGGTTAGGCTTCCCGTTCATCAGTGTGGCGTGGTACTTAGACGGACAGGTGATGGTATAGAACATGGCGCAGTCGCCACGCATTTCAGCTATCAATTCCAGGCCCTTGACACAAGCCATCATCTCATTACGACGGTGCGCCGGATTGCTGGCACTTGCAAGCACCACATCCTCCATGCTGAGCGTGTCGCCATCTTCGTTAATCAGATCATGGTTGCGGAAAAAATCCATCGCCTTACGGCGTTGTTCCCGCTTCTGCAACAGGATGTCATGGCTGACATAAGGTGATGCGTGCCGATGAACAAGGCACGCAGCCCGAAGTAACTCTTCCCGCCATTCGTTGCGGAGTTGCCACAGCTTACGTTGCCACCAGTCAGCACAACGCATACGGGCAAGCGCGCCCGGTATCAGCTCGTAATTAATCGGGTTGCGGCGATTATGTTTGCTGCGGAGCGCTTCATAACCCGGCGGGATAACATCAAGGCGTGACACTTCGGCCGCCACACGACGATAGAGCTCCAGTATTACGATGGGAGAAGCTAATTCATCGGTCAGCATCTCACCGCAAAGCTGGATAAAAATCATATCAATGTGCGTTGCGACCAGCGTTGAAAGCCGCTTAACCTCCCGCTGATTCAGTTCAGCAAGTCGAAGGAGTTGATCAAGGCTATCCCTGCCAGCCATGGCCTGGAATGACAGCGACGCCTGGTTAGCACGGACCTTGTCAATTCTCACTAATGAGGGAGTAATGACCTCATTCAGATAGGTAGGCAAATGGCGCGGATCTTCTGATTTTTCCAAATACTTAATCCTTGTTTCCAGCGGCTTGCGCAGGAAACCAGGCAAGCTGGCGACGTCATCACGAATCAGGGTAAGAGGATCAACACGATGGAGTTCTGCATGTCGCTTAGCCTTCTCAATCAGCGCATCATTCAATTCGTCATAGTGCCAGGGATCGCAATGTGCAACAGAAAAGAGGTACTCTTCTGCTGCACGACTCATTGCTTCAGCCTGCTCGCGTTGATCGCTTTTATCCTGCTCATAAAGCGCAACCCAGACGGCCAGCGCAGAGGGTTTCCGTGCAGGCACATCAACAGCATAAGGGTTTACTGGCTGCTTTCTGGCATTCCAGCTCCATGCCAGGGATGTGGAGTCAGGCATAGCTCACCGTCGTTATCTTATTTTGCCAGGTCAACGCCACAACAAGCCGGCGCGCCAAACATTTCGGCATGTGTCGCATCGCCCATTACCGCCCCACAGTCCGGGCAACCTCCACCACCAGAACGACCGCAACCACCACACACGCGAAGAACGCCAATCACTTCACCGGTCATATCGCGGGTTTTGGCGCTAACGGAACGTCGAACTCTGAAGGCGTGGAGATTGAAAGCGGAATAGATCTCGCGGGTTTCTGGTGTGTCGCTATTTGAGATGACCGAGCGCATGCCATGCCGGCGATTAACGTCCAGTAGCGCCGTAACCAAAGCGCGGTGATCGTCCAGGGTAAATGGCTTGCCGTAAGCGGTAAAATTGGCTGTTTTGCTAGTCGGGATGTACGGTGGATCGCAGTAAATCACGGAGTCCAGGCGATTCCTGGCGACGTACGAAATGGAAGTACGAAAATCATGACAAAGAAAGAGCGCGTGAGTATCCCGCGCCTTTTCGGCAAATAGGCGCATTTCTGCTTCTGGAAAATAAGGCGCCTTATAGCTGCCAAATGGAACATTGAAACCGCCATCCCTGTTGGTGCGATAAAGCCCGTTAAAGCAGTGGCGGTTCAGGTATAAAAATGATGCAGCCCACCGTACAACGTAATCATCTGCACACTCGTCATCCCACGACAGGTGGTTGAACAACTTGCGCTCTTCGTAATAGCTATCTTCGTTATTGCCATTTCTGAATACGTTCTTGGCGATCAGTATCAATCTTTCAGGGTCTTCCCTGAGCGCGAGGAAGAAATTGATCAATGCGCGATTGCTGTCACAAAGCACATAGCGGCGGTATTCCGTATTCATAAAGACTGTGCCACTGCCTACAAAGGGCTCAATCAAGCAATCGGCTTTAGGTAAGTGCTTCAGCAGCTCCGGCAACACGCGGGTTTTACCGCCAGCCCACTTAAGAGGTGACTTAATCATTTGCGGCATTCCTGGTTATAGGTTTCATGGGTCATCAGTCGCCACTGCTTACCACCGTTTTTGCTGAGCAAACGCCAACGGAGGCCAATGCGGATCACGAGATAGGCGTGTGGCTTGACTCGGGTGTAATTACGCTGTCCACGAGCAAAGCAATTCAGGGCGGCAAGCGCCCTCTTACAAACCGGCAACGGCGCGTTACAAACAACAGACAGATGCGAATGCATGGCGGCCCTCATAGCGATCCAGTGTGTGGAGAGGTCAAGCGCTGCCAGATTTCGCAGACTTGCTCTGCTTGATATCGCGCGTCAGTGAGCGTGTAACGTGCCAGGGCGCTTCTCGCATGAGGCGCATAGTCTGTGGCAGCAGCAAGGTCGAGAAGTGAACGAATGCAGCGGTATTTTGTGCCTTCAGGGAAAATGCCTGACACCTCTAAGCGATCCACGGCATAACGAAGTGAAACCAGTTTTTCCGGGACATCTTTGAACCATACGAATAACGCCGCGTTCCGGGGACAGGTATTGTCGGCGATGAAAGCAGCAAGGCTGCAAAGTGCATCTTCTTCAGCTTCGGTTGCGCTCATTACTTCGGCGCGCCAGTGAGAGTCTTTTTTCATCCAATCGAATGCCGTACTAATGCTGATACGGCCCTTCAAGCTTTCAGATTTACGAATGTCTATCGAAGAATAAAAAACCTTTCCGATCTGCCCTGTTGAGGGCTCAAAAAACACAGCTTCAATGGCACACAGAGGTGATGACGGTTTCTTATTAACGTTAATCAAATCGATCATTAAGTGATTCATGGTCTACTGCCCTCGCTGGTGATTGTTTCGTGGTTGGCTATCCACTGCTCAAGTGCTGAATAAATCTCTTCGGGGGTAAGGCCTTGCTCTTTCAGCAGGCCCATACGGATGCGCAGCAATCCGAGTAAATGGGCGCGCTCGCCTTTGCGCGCATTGGTGCTGATTCCCATAAACTCTGGATCGCTTATTCCGCCTTCCGGCTTTATTGACGTAACCGACATGCAACCTCCTGATAAAGGCAAAACGAATCCCCGGCAAAGTGAATGCCGTTATTTTTAAGGTGGGTTAGTTAATTGTTTTAACGCGGTTTTCTTTTAATCTGCTTAAATATTCTTTCATGCCAGTAATACATGAAATCAATAAAGGTCATTCGAGCGCGTTCGTGATTACCGCGAATTGCCTTTTCTAGCCCAAAAATTATTAAATCTTTAGTCGGGCTTTTTGAAGTAATGGTGATACGAGCACCGTTTTTTAGATGTACAGTGAACCCATGCTCTGCACTTTCCATTGCCTCTCGGATCAGCATTTCCTGTTCCCAAGATGTTTTTTCTTCGGTGAACATGGCGTACTCCGATGATCAGTTAAAGCGAGGTGGCTCGAGCCGCCAGGAGGCTTTAGCTCCCAGTTTCAGGTATTGCAAGATCTCCGGTGTAACTTCTACGGTTACCGCCGGCGTCTTGGCAAACACCATAGCCTTCTTCAGTTGCTCAGCGTCGAGGGATAGCAGGTCGTATGGTTTAGGGATGTCGCCATCGGTCACGGCAATAATGATGTTGCGGAGTTCTTCAAGAGTGCATTCATCATTCTCGCCTTGAAGCATCGCGAAATGATAGAGGTGGGATACGCCGTGGCGTAAAAGCTGGAGAGAGTAATCATGATTCCATTCCAGAAACTCTTTATTGAAATGGAAGCATTGTAAAAGCGAGTTAATTTTGTCTGCATATTCGAGTTTCATTTTCGCCCCCAGAGATTAAAAAGCAATAAACCGCTTTTTACTCATGATTCTGTCAATCGTTCGGCATGCTTCTGATAAAGCAAAGTCGATGCCGTAATAATGGCCTGTGTGCGTAATTTGATAGCGCTGGCGGTTGTACGGTTTTTTGCGTGGGAGTTTCAGAATAGTAAAACCACAGTAGAGGCTGGTTTTGCTATTGAGCTGTGATACTGATCCGCGGCTACCGTTCTTCATGTTTCCTCTCCTGAAACCGGCTATCGACCTGGCTCACCGAGACCAAGCCACATCAACCACCCTTCCCTGATCTCCTTTGGACGACTTTCGTAGGCCAGTTTCATGCCGTTGTTCCAGGCTGGAAGGTAAACCCAGTACTCGCCCGCGCGGCCGGAAGTAGATTGAGGGTCGGTCATCTCGATTACAGGAAGCTTCCCTTTTTCGATCATGCCCTTCACCGCAGCAGGGGTTTTCCCGATGAGTCTGGCGAACTCCTGATAAGGCACAGCATCCGTGCTACTTACAAGCTGTTTGCTCATCTGTTACATTCTCCTTTAGGGTAATTAATTGCTCTTAATGGGTTTTAATTGCCCGTTAAGACACTTACTCAAATGAAAATTTATTATCCATACGCGTAATATTTTCCCAAAGAGGTTTTTATGTCAATCCCTATTTCAGAGAAGTTGAAGCTTATCAGGGAGTCAGAACGGCTTAATCGTAGGCAATTCAGCGAGTTAACAGGAGTAATTTACAGCACACTTTCTGGCTATGAGGCTGGTACAAAAAGTGCGAGCCTTGAACCAATCATGAAAATCTTCCAACACCCTAGATTTGTGAAATACACACTGTGGTTTATGACCGATCAGGTTTCGCCTGAAGCCGGTCAAATCGCACCGGCCCTCGCACACTTTGGGCAAGACTTAACAACCTCGCAGCACTCAGACCAAAAGACTGGTTAACAATTAACCAGTCCTACATACATTTCAAATGTCTATTATTGGTCGAAAAGTATTCATCACATAATTGCAACGCGTTGAGGCCGAAAGGCAAACGCACCCATCGGAGGGTTTTCTTATGACTATTAAGAAACTCGATGATGGTCGATATGAAGTGGACATCAGGCCTGCTGGTCGCAATGGAAAGCGTATCCGCAGGAAGTTTGATAAGAAAAGTGAAGCGGTAGCTTTCGAGAAGCATACCCAGTTTAACCACCACACCAAAGAATGGTTATCAAAACCGACGGATAAGCGGCATCTGTCTGAACTGATACAGCTTTGGTGGAATTTGAAAGGCAAGCATGAGGAGCACGGTCGGATAAACCGCAACAAGTTAGATATTTTTTGCAGGATTACAGACGATCCTTGTGCTTTTCAGATTACAAAAGCGCTGATTAGTCAGTATTACGCGGCAAGAAGAAGCCAGGGCATCAAAGCTTCCACCATTAACCGCGATCTCAACAGCATCAGTGGTATGTTCACAGCTCTTATCGAGGCCGAGTTGTTTTCGGGTGAACATCCGATCAGAGGGCGGAAGAAGTTGAAAGAAGAAGTCCCAGAAACTGGCTATCTGACAGAGGACGAAATCAAGCACTTGCTCTTTAAACTGGATGGCGACAACAAGAAGATAGCTGTTCTGTGTTTAAGTACTGGTGCTCGCTGGGGCGAAGCGGCTCGACTCAAGGCGGAACACATCATACAGAACCGTGTGACGTTCGTTAAAACCAAGAGTAACAAGCAGCGGACTGTTCCAGTTTCAGCGGAAGTGGCAAAACTCATAGCGGATGGTAAGCGAGGGTTGTTATTTGGTAAGGCGTCTTATTCTGACTTCAGGCAGATACTCAGGGAGGTAAAACCTGATCTTCCGACCGGCCAGGCGACGCATGCACTACGCCACAGTTTCGCGACGCATTTTATGATTAATGGGGGGAGCATAATTACATTACAGAGGATCTTAGGACATGCGCGAATTGAGCAAACTATGGCCTACGCTCACTTTGCACCGGAATATCTTCAGGACGCGATCTCGCTTAACCCGCTGAGAGGTAGCGCTGATGTGTGAAACGTCCACATAATGTCCACAGATTGGTAATTAGTTATGGCTTTCAATGGTCTTGCGTGCCGCGCAACTCCGCATTGTACCGTTGAAAGCCCCTTGTTCCGGGTGTCTCCAACGCACCCGACGGGGCTTTTTTTCCCACCGCGTGGACAAGTATTCCCCAGACAGATGTGATAAATTTAAAAATATCACTGTTTATTTGACGCTGATGTCCGTTTGCAGCCCAATATGCTGGGGTGACGTTTGGCGTGCTGGAGCTGTATTATTCATGTCAGATTTTATTCTTGCCCGGGTGTCGCAAACCCTCGCTGCGGAACAGTCCCTGGAAACCCTGGTGCGCCAGCTGCTGGAGATGCTGGAGGCGGTGACGCGAATGGAGTCCACCTACCTCACCCGCATTGATACCAACGCCCAGCGGCAGCAGATCATGTTCGCCCACAACAGCAGCGAAATGCAGATCCCGGAAGGATTTTCCGTCCCCTGGGATGAATCCCTGTGCAAACGCGCCCTTGAGGATCAGTGTACGTTTAGCAATGACGTTGCCAACCGCTGGCACTCCTGCATCGCCGCCCAGGAGCTGGGAATCGCTACTTTTTTAAGCATTCCCGTCCGCCTGGCCGACGGCTCTCTGTTCGGCACCCTCTGCGCCACCAGCCGGCAACAACAGCCTTATAACCTCGAAGGCGAACAGGTCATGGGCCTGTTTGCGAAGCTCATTTCCCACTACGTGGAAAAAGACACCCTGGTGCAACAGCTGCAGGCGGCAAACGTCGCGCTGGAGCTGCACTCGTCTACCGATGAGCTCACCCAGCTTCCCAATCGCCGCGCGCTGTTTAAGCAGCTGGCGTTACGCTTTGCCTCCGCCCGCGCCCAGCAGCAGCAGGTCTCGCTTATTTTTATCGATCTCGATGGTTTCAAAGCCATTAACGATCGGTTCGGCCATCCGTGCGGCGACAGCTTTCTGGTGCAGGTCGGCAAACGACTCACCGCTGTCGCGCGCCGGGAAGATATCGTTGGCCGCCTTGGCGGCGATGAGTTTTTGATCGTCGGTAGCGCCCAGCAGCCTGCCGCACAGCAGGCGTATGTCACGTCTCTGCGTCAGGCTCTGTGCGGCGTCTACTTCCTCGGCGAACAGCGTATCGACTATGAGGGCGCCAGCTTCGGGGTGGTCACCTGCGATCCGCAGAGTATCGATGTTGAAGCGGCCTTACGCGCTGCCGATGAGGCGATGTACCAGGATAAGAAGTCCCGCCGCCAGGAGAATTTCATTCATATTGACTAA